AACGAAGGTTCGTTCCGGACACAGATGTCAGGGATACAGAATCTTGCAAAAAAAGCTGGTGCAGCCCTGGCAGGGGCGTTCGCTGTAAAGAAGCTGGTGGACTTCGGGAAGTCCTGCCTGGATCTTGGAAGTGATCTGTCAGAGGTACAGAACGTAGTTGATGTTACTTTCCCGAACATGTCCGCACAGGTTGATAAGTTCGCACAGTCCGCACTGAAAGCTTCCGGTCTCAGTGAGACCATGGCAAAACAGTACACTGGTACGTTTGGAGCAATGGCAAAAGCCTTTGGCTTCAATGAGCAGCAGGCATACGACATGGGCACAGCTTTAACGTCCCTGACTGCGGATGTAGCGTCCTTCTACAATCTCAGCCAGGACGAAGCATATACAAAGCTGAAGTCTGTATTTACAGGTGAAACAGAGTCACTCAAGGATCTCGGCGTTGTTATGACTCAGACAGCTCTGGATAGCTATGCACTGGCCAACGGTTACGGAAAGACCACAGCACAGATGACAGAAGCGGAGAAAGTTTCTCTCCGGTATGCATTTGTCCAGCAGCAGTTATCAGCAGCATCGGGTGACTTTGCTCGGACGTCCGGGTCCTGGGCGAACCAGGTCAGGGTGCTAAAGCTGCAGATTGATTCCCTGAAAGCATCGATCGGACAGGGACTGATCAATCTGTTCACGCCGATCATACAGGCAGTGAACAACCTTCTGGGAAAACTGGTCACTCTTGCGAATGCATTTAAAGCTTTTACAGAGCTGATCACCGGTAACAAGAACTCCGGATCAGCCGGGGGAGGAAGTGCCCAGATCGCAGCGGCCGGAACAGCGGCAACAGATGCCAGCACAGGACTGCAGAATGCGGCAGATGCGGCGAATGATACGACATCCGCTGTAAAAAAGACTGGAAACGCAGCACAAAAAGCAGCAAAACAGATGCGGTCCCTTATGGGATTCGATAAGATCACAAAACTTTCCGATACATCTTCCGACACATCATCCGGAGATTCCGATTCCGGAAGCACCCCAAAGAGTACCGGAACATCCGGAGGAAGCCTTGGAAGTCCGGTAGACTTCGGCTCCCTGGCAACTGGTGAGGATGCGGTGTCCAAATTGGACAAGAAGTGGCAGAAAGCCTTTGAGAACATGAAAAAGGCCATCGAGCCGACAACGAAAGCCCTCAAGAATCTCTGGAACAATGGCCTTGCACGGCTGAGTAAGTTTGGCTGGACAGCGCTGAAAGATTTCTGGCAGCACTTCCTTGTTCCTGTTGGAAAGTGGACCATGGGAACCGGTCTTCCACGTTTCATCAATGCCCTGAATGACGGACTGATGAAAGTAAACTTTGCTAAGATCAACAAGGCTCTTGCTGACCTGTGGGATTCCCTTGCGAAATTCACAGTCAATGTGGGAGACGGCCTGTTGTGGATTTGGGAAAAAATTCTCGTTCCGCTGGGAACATGGACCGCAAATGAAGTTGTTCCGAGATTCCTGGATACACTGAGACTTGCTATTGATGCAGTAAACAGTGTTCTTACAGCGTTGAAGCCATTATTTAACTGGTTTTGGGATAATGTTTTAGAGCCAGTAGCAAAGTGGACTGGTAGTGCATTTTTAAAGGCATGGGACGGAATTAACGAGGCCCTGAAAGCTTTTTCTGACTGGTGCACAACATATCCCGGCGATATACAGTTTATAGCTACGATGGTTGCTGGATTTTTTGCAGCTTGGAAAGTTACGGAGCTGCTTTCGTTTATCCAGCAGTCAGGTGGCGTCATAGGAGCATTGAAAGCAATTCGGACAGCGCTTCTGGGAAATATAGCCGCAAAGCTCACGGACAAAGCAGAAACGATGTACTTAACTGCTCTGTACGCAAAAGATTTTGTGATAAGCGCAGGGCAGAGCGTTGCAGCACTTGGAAAACAGGCGTTTAGCATTGCGACAGCCACAGCGGCAAAGATAGCGGATGCAGCGGCACAGATGGCCATGACGGCAGCTACGACTGCCTGGAATGCGATATGCGGAATTGCCACTGCGCTTACAACTGCATTTGGAGCAGCAGTTACTTTCCTGACAAGTCCATTTGGACTTCTGGTGATTGCGATTACAGCAGCAATCGCAGCAGGAGTCCTGCTGTATAAGAACTGGGATACGATCTGCAAGTGGGCAACAAAACTCAAGAACTGGGTTGTTGATAAAACACGGGGCCTGAGAGATGGAGCAGTAAATGCGTTCAACACATTAACAACAAATTGCTCAAATGCGATATATGCTCTGTATACCAGCGTTACTTCAAAGTGGAATGCGATCAAAGAGAAATTCGATGCATTCAGGAACTGGCTTGCATCTGTATTCCAGACAGACTGGTCGAAGAGATTTGGCGTGCTCGGAAATGTTTTAAATATTTTTCTGGCGGGCATTCGGACAAAGATCGACAGTATCAAAAAGATTTTTAATGGCTTGCTGACATTTATCCAGGGAGCGTTCTCGGGGAACTGGAGGCAGGCATGGGATGGAATCAAACAGACATTTGTAGGTGTATTCGAAGGACTTACAGGACTTGCAAGAACGCCAGTCAATGCAATCATATCAGGCTTTAATGCAGTGATCGGAACGGTTAACGGACTGATCAACCGGATTAACAGCATCAATTTCAAGATCACGGTGCCTTCATGGATTCCGGGAATTGGCGGAAAAGGATGGAGCTTCGGTGGTTTTGGTATTCCTTCAATCGGTACAATTCCGTTTTTGGCACAAGGCGGTTATGTAAAACCGAACACTCCACAGCTGGCCATGATCGGTGATAACCGGCATCAGGGAGAAGTTGTGGCTCCGGAAGGAAAATTGCTGGAAATGGCAAGGGCGGCAGCAGAGCTGTCAGGCGGCGATTCTGCAAAAACAGAGAAGCTACTGCAGGAACTGATAGAACTGATTAAGAATCTGCCGGTTGTAGAACTGGATCCGGAAGCAATCCGAAAATATTTCATTAAAAAGACAAACCAGAACACAAAAGCAACCGGGAAACCGGAGCTGCTTTACTAAAGGAGGCGTGATATGGCTAAGAAAATATTATGGTCAGGAAGTGTCACGCTTCCGGCACCAGTAGAAATAAGTGTAAATGATGAGATCATATGGTCTTCCAATACTGGCCGTCTGGCGTCAGGAGAAATGGCCGGAGATGTTATTGCTGAGAAAAAGGATGTTTCAATAAAATGGGGGATCCTTGAAGAATCGGAGTTAAAGCTGATCAAACAGGTCATGATCGCAGGCTTTTTCCCGATCTCATTCCGTGATGATGGAATTGATCTGACGATCACATCGTACAGGGGAACCCTGACAAAGGAACAGATTGGCTGGCTTGGAGGGATATTTTTCTATAAGAGCGCATCTGTAAACATAGTACAGAAATAGGAGGAAACGAACATGTTAAAAGGTACAAAATCAATGAATCTCAGTTACAGCTCCATCATCGATGGAAAAAGTGTGGTATACATGTCTGCACAGGTTCCGGAAACCGGAAAGAGCAACTGCACAAAGACCATTCAGGACCAGGAGATGTATGAGGCGAACAAAGCAGAATGTAGAAAAGACATGGCTGCATTTGACGAACTCCTGTGGAAGCTGGAAGATCAGGGAGCAGTAGATACTGCAAAAAATACTGATACGGAGGAACAGGGAGCATGAAGATGAAGAACAGTGAGATCGTAACATTCCTTAACACATGCACAGACCTGAAACAGAAACGCCTGCCGGTCCGTCTGGCATATGCGATTAAGAAAAACATGGCAGCAGTTCAGGAAGCGGCGACTGTATACATGGAGGAAAGAGAAGAACTTATTGCCAGATATGCGAAAAAGGACAAAAAGGGAGAATATCTTGTCAAGGATAGCTGCTATGTGTTCGAAAACAAAGATGAGTTTGAGAAGGATATGAGTGAACTTTTAGCGATTGAAACTGCAGTGAAAATCCACACGGTATCAATTGATACCGTCGAAAAATGCGACGACGATCCAAAGTATGATTCACTGACCATGGAAGAACTGGATGTCATTGAGTTTATGATTACAGAGTAAGGAGGCGGTCCTGTGTATCAGTCAACAGCAGAATTCGGAAACCTGGTACAGCAGGATTCCCGAACATTTAAGTGTCTGCTTACTTATGACAAGGTATCGATCACAAAGGTTAAGAGCATCAAGCTCACCGGAGGATCTGAGGCAGAAGATGATTTTTCCCTAGGATCAACGATGTCGCAGTATATCGAGGTAACGATTCCGGCTGGCAACATCCTGATCGAGGGAAAAGAGATCCTCCTGCAGATCGGGATGGACGTGAACGGTCTGACAGAATACATCCCGATGGGATACTTTACCGTAGGGAAGCCAAAGAAAGCGGACGATCAGATCACATTCACAGCTTACGACCGTATGATGAACACAGAGCGGACGTTTTCTATGGATGGCACAACCACAAATACAGTGGCAGTACTAAAGATGATTGCGGATATCACAGGCGTGCCAATAGTGACAACCGGATTAACGGCGATATCCATGAAAGTGCCGAAAGGATATAGCTGCAGGGAAGTCCTTTCTTACGTGGCACAGCTTCATGGCGCGTTTGCTGTATGCAATCGTAGAGGTCAGATCGAGCTGCATACCTATGTGGATTCAGATTATAAGGTAAAACCAAATCGGTACTGGGGAAATTTTGAACATAATGATTACAATTTTAATGTTTCAAAATTTGTGTGTTTTACGGGCCAGGACAAAAATGGAAAAAGCATATCAATATCTTCAGGATCCGGAGCAAGGTCCGTGTCGTTTTCCAATCCGTTCATGACACAAACAGTCCTCAATAATATCCTGGCATCGTTCAAGAGTTTTTCCTACATGCCGGGTACTTTGAAAATGATGGGAGATCCCTGCCTGGATCCCTGGGATATCCTGACGGTAGCAGATCTGTCTGGAAACACATATAAGGTTCCTATCATGAAGCTGGAATGGGAATTCGATGGCGGTCTGACGTATTCTGTTGAAGCGGTAGGTCTGTCAGAAGAAGAAACCAATGCAGACTATAAGGGACCTCAGACAAAAGAGATGGAACGGTATTACGCACAACTGGTTATGATCGACCAGGCGATGATCAACAAGCTAGATGTAGATACCGCAAATATCACCTACGCCACGATCAAGAAGCTGGATGTAGTGGAAGAGAATGTACAGAAGATACATGGAGAAGTTGGTAACTTCAAGGAACTGACCGCTGCGAATTTTACAGCGGCCAACGCAAAAATTGATGTTTTGGATGGAAATTATGCAAATCTCAAAGTACTTCTTTCCGGTGGTGCAGGAATCGGAGAACTGCAGAACATCCACCTGACGTCTCAGAACGCGGTCATTGACTCAGCATTGATCCGGTCAGCCGTGATGCAGACGGTATCCGTAGCAGATCTTCTTGCCGGTACGATCAGCACAAACAAATT